TAGTCGCCTCGGTGTAGGTAGCCGCGACAAGATTGTTTGATAGAGGATAATAGTGGGCGAAGGTAATGTTTCGTATAGGGACACCCGTAAGTTTATGTGCTGCGTATACATAAGACTTCCCTTGGCTATCGTTGAAGAGTTCGAATTTAGACTTCTCTCTTCTGGAGGTCTTGTAGTCCACCACCAAGATGTCCCCTGTGGGGGCCTTGATGATCCTGTCAATATATCCCTCATGTTTAATTCCATCAGCAATCTCCTCTGCGAAGTGATGCTCCACGATGGACTCCTTCGGAAGTGATGCGTTGAATCGAAGGAAGTTCTTGAAGCACTTCTCAATGTCCTTGTTGTACTTATCTGGGAACTTATACTTGTCCTTTATCTCGTTAGCCTTAGCCCAAAGCTGGTCGATGGAGGTAGCCCCTGTGCTATGCTCAAATACCTCATGGATGAATGAGCCGAAGTGTAAGGCTCCAGTATTGCCAGGATCTGTGTCTTCGTACCTGTTCACATAGTTATATTTATACTTGAGTCTACACTGGCGGAAGGTTTCTCTCTTTGAGTTGCTAATTGTGTTACAAAACATCACAGTATCATAGGGTAGTAAATCTCGATCTCGATAGCCTGAAAGAAGTCCTGAACCTGCTCCTCAGAGTATTTGCACTTCTTGGTCATATAGTGGTACAGACTCCTCTTTTTTAAAGGCTTCTTGTCAGAAACCGTCTTCAGTAGCTTATACTGAAACTTCTTAATGAAGGATGTAGAGAACCTATGTCTCCACTTACTTACAAACTTATCACTAAAGGTGTAGTCTAGTAAATCTATAAACTCTATAATTTCATAATTATCTATACTCATCATGATCAATAAATATTAATATATAATACTGGGTCATGGCTGAGGTTTCGAAAAGAGATCCTGATTTTTTGAATATTCAGGAAAACAAACTTAAGGACGCTCTAGGTTTAGGAGAGGTTGAGTTCGATCTGATCTCTGCTAATATTCCTTCTGTAAACAGCGCATCCCCTGGAGATGTAGTAAGTTTTGTTTACAATGGTGCTCAGTTCATAGCTGTAGCGGTGTCAAATGCTCGAACAGGGTCCTCCAGCGCGATATTCAGGAACACCAGAACCAAGAATAAGTTATTCTCCTGTTTTCTGGTAGATCACCTATCTAGTGAATCTTTAAAGATTTTCATCCAGGCCCTAAATAAATATAGAGATTATACCAAGATTGCCTCTTATAGATATATCACCACCTTATTTGGAATGCTGATAGGAAAGGACAGATACAGGACATTTATATCGACAGGCAGGATGGCAAACCTCACTAGGATTCAAATAAGAGAGATACAGTAATGGTCTTACCCATAGCAGCAAGCGCGGCACTAACCCAACTTAACAACTTAGCCGCTGCATTTGGAGGCATTACGGGTGTTCTAGAGGTCTTTGGAAAGGCTGTCGGCGCTGTCAGTGCCAAGTTTAATGAATCCCTAAGAGATACCGTTAAGGTAGATCAAAGATTAGCTGTTATTAATACTAGCCTGGAAATGGCTATTGTTGATAATCAGGAAGCTCTAGAGCAATCCACAGCAGGACTAGCCGAGGCTACCAAAGCCTTTACGGAGCTAAAGGTTCTAGGATTCCAAACTACAAATAAAAACCTAGTAGATTTAGCCACTCGACTAAAAGTATCTGGTCAGAATACAGCAGCTTTGTTCAAAGTTTCTGAGGCACTGCTCGGTGTTGGTGGTATTAGTGAAAAGGCAATCGATTCCTTTGCGTCAGATGTAACTAGACTCTCTACTAAGTTCGGAGTGACAGCAGATGCAATAGTTAGGTCAGTTGAATCTTTAATTGATAACATCGATGCACTCGCGGTAGCTGGAGGTGCTGAGACTTCGATTGCCTTTGCGACAGAGCTTACAGCTAGACTAGGACAAGAGAACCAGCAGTTAGCCGCTCGTTTGGTGCGTCAGCTAACAGATCCAAACATTAATGTTAACCAAGCGCAAATGATAGGCTTGGAGTCTGCGATTAATCAGTTACAGACTGGTCAGGGAAACCGAGACATTTTTGCTGATATAGAAATGGCTGGCTCTCGACTAGCCCAACGGCTTGAGGGCGTTTCCTTAAGAGAACGACAAGCCCTTATGGAGGTATATGGAGAGGGCGCTAACACTCTGATTAGAGTTGCAGAAGAACTAAGGCAAGCTAGGGCTGTAACAGGTGGAGACAAGATATCTGAACTTCTATCTGTAATAACACAAGATTTACTAGGCCCCTTTAACCAAGCCATTCAGAACATGATGCCCTCGTTCAAATATCTTCTAGGGGGGCTTACTCACTTTGGAACCTCTATACTTAACTTTGTAGCAGCGTTCGAACCTGTACTTAGATTGCTATTTTATATTGCAGGAGGCTTCCTTAACATAGTTGGAGCGATTATTAATGCCATTGCAATGGCTGTTGACCTAGTAGCTCAGATAGTTAATATAGCCACTTTTGGTATCTTTGATATGGGCATAGGAGGCTTTGACAAGGTAGCAGAAGGTATAGGGAAGCTACACGGTGTCAACTCCAGAAGTGCGGACGCATTGGAAGGTATGCTCCAAAACTCAGATGATGAGCAAACTCAAAGACTTCTTCAAGTTCAGACCGAAGCTGACATGAATTACCTGACAGCTAGACAGCTTAATATCATTGATGCACTTGGAAGAAATGTTGAGTTTGAGGGATTAGGTGAGCTTATAAAGTATGCTAAGGAGTCCTCGGCATCTATGGCAAGAACAGCCAGAAATACACAGGGAACTTCAAAGGCACCTTCAGCAGGCAGGAGCGATGAACGATGAAAGAGATAGTTGACAGGCAATTAGAAAACAGATCTAAGTTTGTTTTCACCTTCAATAAGAAGGATGGTTACGGACCCATAATTAGAACTCTTCATTTTGCTGAGAACATTGAGATCGAAGAGAGTGTGTCAACTAATTACTCTGAGTATACTCCTCTTGGAAGTAACGGGTCCGTATTTTCTTTCCTAGGTTCTAAGTCTAGAAAGTTTGATGTTACATTCAATATAACTTTGCCTAACATCATGGCGCACACTTTGGTAAAGCCTCCAACAGCAGTTAAAAAATCCAAAGTAACCAAATCCAATTATTTCCTTAAACAATTACCAGGACTTAAGAGTCAGTTACAAGACACTAGCGAGATAAAAAAGAATATTGAGAAGTTTGCAAACGACTTTGTTAACAACATACTGTTAGACGGCAACGATATAGATGTGGCTAGTTTTGACGGCAGCTTCGCCCCAAACTTCAGATTCAATGATATTACAAACGGTATCACAACTGGTCCCGATGCAACTACAAGGCAGACGGCACTTCTCAAAGTGATGTACTGGGTGAACCTGATTAGATCAAGTGTAATGACCAGTGCTAAAAAGCCATCCCTAGGTCCTCCTATAGTAAGAATGGTTCACGGCATTCTATATCAGAATGTACCTTGCATTGTAACCGACTACAGTATCTCTCACGAAAAGAGTGCAGGTCTTGATGAAGTAACAATGCTTCCTAGAGTGTTGAAGTTCAACATGAGTCTTCGTGAAGTAAGGCTTAGAGGAAAGGACTTCGACCCAAGTGATCCAAAGGCAAGCAACATGATGCCTGGGTGGGATTCATTCATCGAAGAAGGGTTTGCTACATTCGACCCAACCTATTACGCAGTAGGTAACACAAAAGATCAAGGAAGTAAGTAATGGCATCTTCAAGATACGATTTCGGAGTCACTACCATATCTCATAAAGGAGCTAAGGTAACTACATCCGTAGGGTCACCTATGGATAACTTTATTAGAGACTTAGATGATTCTTACACCTTTGAAGTAGGAACTATTCCAGTCGAGCATGGAATTAGACCAGACCTGACATCGTTTCTCTTCTACGATACAGTTTCTCGATGGTGGTTACTTCTTCAATATAATAATATAAATGATCCTTTTGAAGGATATACAGCAGGGACTACAGTGAAGATCCCTAATATCTGATGAGCTTTTTTGACCGAGCAGATGCGTTTCCTGGAGTGGGGCCTCGATTTACTGAAATTGAGTCTCCTTATGTTATAATATCCAGATCCCCTGGCGACGATGAAGGTCTTCCTGGGACAGAAGAGATTATACTAAGTGAAAGAGACGGCACCTTACAGTCCTATACTGAAGAGTGGAATGGTAAGCAGTACGATATCGTTTTAGAATTACAAGACCCTGACGGTATTTTTGTACAGAGAATGTTCTCAATGTACATTCAAGGTATTAGGGATTACTTTAGAAATTTTCATGAAGACTTTAATTCTGTTGCCGCTGACCAGCAAATTTTCTCCCTGTATAGAAAAGAAAGAGAAAGATTAAGAAAAGGTATTTCTACTGATGAAGATGAGTTTGCTCATCTAGACAATGAACTTGTGGGTGGTGACGGTTTTACAGATAGAAATAGAGCTAGATTTAATAGGGATCTTGATGAACTTTTAGAAGGAGACTCAGTACAGGCTATAAACAATATTAACAGTATCTTGGGAGATCCTGAAGCCGAAAAAAGGTTAGACAATTTAGCTGTACAAAATGCAATAAGAGGAACTGGCGCACAAGAGCTTTTAGAGAAAGCAGGGTTTGGGTTGGATTATTACATAAGCCTCGGGTACGGCCATGAGAAGTATAAGAACTCAACTGGGTTTAGAAAAGTATTTCTAAAAAAGCTTTTTATGAAGCAGGATTCAGGAGATGCTCATTTAGTAACCGTGGTACTACAACCTGACATTTCCCAGACGGAAGCTCCAGACGAGAGCGGTAAGCCACCTCATGAATTGAACTCCGAACATGGCGCACCAAAATATTTTCCAACAGGAGCAGACAGATTTAAACCACCTGTCCTTTATTTTGCAAGATACAACACGGCCCCTGGACAGAATATAGGAATGGATACTATTGCCATTCAGCCTGAGGAGGTACTAAACGACAAAGGATACCCAAGTCTAGTCCACAGTATAGAAACTTTATTGGAGGGCTACCTGTCTACTTCATACGGATCCAAGGGGATCGTGTTTCTTAACCCAGCACTTCAGCAGGCGATAACTGATAGCATTAGTTTTGGTGACGAAGGTGCTATTGATATTACTAACGGTCCAACCTTACACCTGATAGCAAAAAAATTAAAAAAGTGCGGTATACATGTTAATGCCGCAATAACAAACGCAGGAGGAGATGGGTTTATAGATTCATTAAGAAGTAATCCATATGGACCACAGGCTGTTCTTGCAGATTTAGCAGGGAGTTACGGGAGCACCGCACAGTTTTTTGAGGACTTGAACCTTGGGTTTTTATCTGATGCTTATACTACCCTTCAGGAAAGTGCTAATGAGGCCGCAGCGTTTGTGGCACAAGATGTAGAAGTAGTATATACCTTACATCTAGCTGTCCCTAGAAATGAGGGGGACAGGATAAAAACTGTCAAGAAAATAATAGATGACCTTTACAAGGAATTTGATATACATCCTGAAAGAACAACTTACAAAATTAGCACTAAGAAACAACAGAACATCGACATTTTATCTCAGCTTTATCCTCTTCGTAATGGGTCGGCTAGGTTGGGTGGAAGGTTCTTCGTAAGACAAGGACATAATCCAGCACAGATACTGGAGAATGATGTAGATAATTTGATAATCATAGGGGACGCCTTTTTTATTGAGTCCATGGTATTTCCTTTCAATGGGGCTTATGCTAGAAATGAGTTTGAACAGTTCATGGCTTACATTACAAGAGTCATGGGTGTTCCTAAAACAGGGGCTCTTAATTTTGGTGACTTTGATTTATTTCCTAACGCTGTAAGGTTTGTAAAGGGGGCTAATGACAACGATCTTAGAAGTTACATAGACAAGTATACCGAGTTAATTGTTAGACCTGAGCTTAATGAAACCTTGATACCTGATGAGTTCTCTTCTAGGTTTACGGACAATCAAAAATATCAACTTCTAAGAAACACACCTTTGTTTATGGCAGGGACAGAGAACTCAAATGTAATATCTGTCCAATCAAAAGACGACGCATTCACATTCCCATCGTTTCAAAGCTTCTTTAACTTAAATAAAAAAGTAGGTATACAAAGGGCTAGAGATTTCGTGGCGTATGGTTATAACACAACTCAAAACAATAGGCTTCCAACTATGTCCGAAGAAGAGGTAAACTCCATAGTTGATGATGTCTTGAAAGATGTTTTTGCTGATAGTGGTGTAGTGAGAGTTGTGGAAAGTATTCTTTCTACTCCCATAGATGACACAGAGGCAGTGGCTTCTTTGAGGACTATGTATGGGTCTATAATAAGAGACATAGCAAACAGTAAATTAGTTGTTAACAGATCGATAGATCCAAAAGCTATAACTAATTATCTTGTTTATCTAAATACCCTATCTCAAAGGACTAGAACAATAGTGATCAAAACAAGCCCAGCTTTTTACATTGACGAGGGTTACATAGGACATCCTGCGTTCTTTTTCCACTCTAATCCTTTTAATACAGGATCAGATAGTCCTTTTGATACTTTGAGCGTTCTTTCAGGTCTTTACAAGATAATCGGTTACAAGCATACTGTGAATGAAACTGAGTGTCAAACAGAGGTGGTACTCCTTAGAAATATATTTGATGAGGCGATAAACCTAACTGCAAAAGTAGGAGCAGCGGAATGAATCTTTACACAGCGATAGTAACTAGTGTTTTTGATCCTTTAGATCCAACACTACTGTATTGTAGTATTATTGGATCTAATAACGATGGGGCTGTTACTGAGCCAGTGGTATACACCTCCCCTTTCAATAGAAGCAGCTTTACTACTAAGGGTGCAGGGTTCACGGCTTATCCTGCTAGAGGAGACTTAATACTTGTCGCAAAAGCTGATAATGATTCTTCGTTATTTTATATCTCAACTGTTACAGCGGTAGCTGAGCGAGACCTAAAAAACGGCATTGCAAATTACCCAGCCTCAAATTCTCAGGAGCTTGACAGCTTAAAAAGGTCTGTTTACCTGAAAGATAACATAGGCGGAATTGTAGAGCTAGTCGATAAATCAAGTGAGACCAAAAGAAGATCTTATGTGAAGATCTCAGATGGACCAGACGCGATAACGCTAAACAGACAATATCAGAACGAGTCTATCCACCTAAGAACAAGAGGTGGAGATACTCAAATAAGAATGAACGGCCCTAGAAAGTTCTCTGGAGTAGACCATGGGCCAGGGTCCTTATTAGTTCAAGGAGAGCGCAACACTGTTCTTAAAACTAAGAAGGGAAATCTAAGAGTAGAGGCTGCCGCTGAAGCTAGATCAATTATGATCAAGAACAACGCTCAGTTCATTGGCATGAATGTGTCCAATGCGACTGATCCTTTTTCTGGACAGATTACTATGGAGTCTCTGTACAATCAAATCTGTCTTAGAACATACGGGTATGGTCAGTTCTCAAATCCAAACAACGGTATTTTCTTGCAAGCAGGACTCACTCCAGTCGTGGCTGTGCCTGAGCCTAGCGTGAAAGCTAAGTATCCATTAGGGGGAACAATTCAAACTCATGCGGCGAACATTAATCAGGTTATAGCTGGAGGACCCGCCCCTTATCCAGGGATAAGAGTCGATGGGAATACGGGTGTTATAGACATTCAAGGAAGTGTAATCAACCTAAATGCGGTTGCTGCTGTAAATATTAATGGATTAACAGTTAATATGCAAAACGGTGTGGCAGGGGCACCTATAGTTCCTCTTCCAACAAACCTAGACGCACAACCACCAGTACCAGGAGCAGGCTAAAATGGCATCAAATTCTAATATATTTGGAGAGTCCTTCCCAGTAGGCACAGGTTCTATTCCTACCTTCGGTGTGCCTTCATGTATGCTGGAGCTAGGTCTTGAAGCATTAAAGCTTCTCCCAGGGGACGCTCTTGCAGTTATTGCTGCGAGTATGAATGAAGGTGTCCTAGCCGCTAGATCCTTAATAGCGGATATAAAAGCTGAGATTCTTGAGTTCTTAGGTCTAGCCCAGGACGAGCTAGATGGTAACTCTTTCTTCAAACTAGACGCTGGTTGGGCTGCCCTTGGTGACGCTATCGGTGCTATCGCTGGAGCTATTGCATTCGTAGATGAGATAGCTAATACTGTTGAAGCGATCGGTCAAGACATAGAGGCCATCAAAGAATGCCTAAGTGGTTATGAGACTTACTTACAGAGACAGCTTGGAAGCGATGTTGCCTTAGCTCCAACTGAAGCTCAACTTGCAATCTACCAAAATCAAGTAGAATCTGCTGAAAGATTCATCGAGGATGCAGTGATAGTCATGACTAACATTGCAGAGGTCCTTGGAGGTAGAAGACGCGGTGACCTTCTAGAGCCTTCTGCTCTAGTCATCGACCCAGACACTTTAGAAGAGGAGGAGGGTATCTTCCGACTAACTTATGGTCCTCCTAGGTCTACAAAGGGAAGTTTCCTTCTTTCCGTAGACGGTCTTTACTACGATTCACAAAACAGAACTTATGCAGCCTCAGGTAGTGTTCCTACGACGGCTGACTTGCCATTCGTACCAGACTCATCTAGATGGAAGATGGACCATTCTCCTAACCTTGGAGGTAAAGGAACTCAGATAACATTTGATGATCTAAACAAGTATGTGGACACTATTCTAGACCCTGAGATCCTTGATGAATCTGAATACTTACAACCTTTCTATGAGAAGGATCACCTTCTTGAAGTTCTTGAGGGACAGAAAAATATTGTTATTAGTCAGCTTGATGCTCAGAGAAAAGACATTAAAGATGAGTACGGTGTAAGCTCTGCTGTGTACATTAACATGCAGCAACAAATCTTCGCTGAGATTGAGTTGTTTGATGTTAGAATTAGAAAAAGAAAGAAGCAGGTTGAACTCGCTGTCAAGGCACCTGATTTATTTGGATTGAGTATAGAATATGCCCCAGGGGAAGTGCCCGTAAACGACTTCAGCTACTTAACAGAACTTAATCTTAAGGTTGCTCTTGAGAAACAAAAAAGTCTTGTCATAGACCAAGGTGACATCAGTGGTGTAGTTCTACCATTCAAGCCTGTATTTGTGGGGGATCCTAACGCAGCGTCACCCGTGAGTATAGAGCCATTATATGTTAACAGAAATGTAGTAGGTGCATTGGCAGAGGTTACCCCATACACAGCTTCTGATGCGGGCGTGGCTCCTGCCCTGACCCTTAATGATCCAATTGTTACAGATAGATTGGTAGCTGTGTACAACTTCCTAGATTCAGAGGTTGTTGATACAGGTTCACAAGAGTATAAGGTAGGAAACTGTACAGGAGATTCTAGACAAGACATGCAAATTGTATCTAAATCTAGGTCCTCTGCCTTCCCAAAAGGGCTAGGAATACCTAGGTTCACAGGCATAGTTAACTTTGATTCGGATGATCAATCCTTCATTAGAAGAAAAGAGCACGGAACTTACGGCAGATTACCCTCTACTCCCGAGATGCAAAATCTTTTGTATGGGACAAGCGGATGCTCTTTCGATTTTTGGCTACACATGCCTAATTTAGCTTCAGGGCTCAACGACTTCGAAGTTAAAGTTTTTGATCAAGGGCTGGATGCTTCTGCCGAGATAAGTTCTATGACCTTAAACTCAAGTGGGGCTGGGTGGACAGACTTCAACTTCTTCAAAGCGATCCTTTCTAATGAAAATACAGGAGGTGTCGCTGAGGGAGATTCAGGAAGTGTATTGAATGATTTCAGCACGGATAGAACTAGGGGGCTATTCATAGGATTCACTAGATCTAAAATATTCACCGTTGGTGCTGAGGATATAGATGGGGATGAGGATCTTGATTATCCAGATCCAGCAGGAACCTTAAACCCTGTAGAAAATTACGCTTCAACCGCCACAGCAGCAGAGACAGTTAATTACGCTTCAGGAACTAACTTCATCATAGCCCCAATGCAATCCTATGCATCATCTGGATGCTCATTCATCAGAAACGATGATTGCGCCCCAGAGGAGTCTATGTACAGAGCCTTGTCGGTCCCCCTTACTCAACAAGCGGCTGATGATGGGAGGACTACTTTCTCCGATTGCTCCTCAGGGTTCGTACATGTAAACATAAGTTTTGATTTCCCAAAAGATACCCTTACTGTTTACCTGAACGGAGGAGAGTTAGAAAGTGGTAGTATTACTTCTACCTTTGGAACTGACCTAGGAAAGCCACTAAGTATTCCAACATTCAAAAAGCAAGGGGCAAATGCCAGCTTCGACTATCCTGGGAGTATTCCTTCACAAGAATCAGAGGATTTCTTACAAGGTCCTAGAAACGACCCCTTCTTTACTCCATGGATTGTAGGAGGCGGCTGGACAGACGGATTGCCTTTGACCGTCTCTGCAACTAATTCCGCTCTAGCTGCAAAGTTCAAAGACATTAGAGTAAACCTAAACGAGATAGGAGTGGATTCCACTAGCTATGTCGCCAGCACTGGTAAAACGGATTATATAGTGGATCTATCTTCCGTCCAAGGCGGATTCTCAGGTCCTTCTAATGGACTTTATAGCGGCCTAGGGGGTCACCTTGGAAGTTTAAAAATATACTCTAAACCCCTATCTACTAGTGAGGCATTGAAGAATTACAACGCTCACAAAACTTTCTTCGACAATGTTGAGATATAATGGCTTCTAATTTATATGGAGTAACACCTACGAGGCAAACTAAAAGTGCCGTCACAGCACCCATAGACACTTCCGTTTATGGGCTTAGATTTCCTTTAGGTAAAGGTAATATTCTTTTTAAGAAGTCCTCTAGAAAGGAAGTCCTTAGGGGCCAGATCAATCAACTGCTGCTTACAAGCCCAGGCGAGAGGGTGTTCTTACCAAACTTTGGTATAGACTTGCGATCATATGTCTTTGAGCAGTTGGATGATTCCCTTATATCTGATCTTCAAACCAAGATTGCAAATCAAATAAGGCTGTATGTTCCTAATGGAGAAGTGGTCTCGATAAAGGTTGGATTTGATGAGGGTCATTATTCGGGCATACCTACATTAACGGTGTCCTTAGCGATAAAAGAAAAAGAGACTAACGAGATTATACCTCTGGAGTTCACGACATGACGGATAATATACCTTACACAACAGCGGCTTCAGATTTCATGAAGTCTGTCGTATACAAAGAGGATGAAAAAGCCTCTTTGATAGATTACGCTGCAACAGATTTCCTTGTTCTGCGGGATAGATTGATCGAATATGTGAAGGCTGTATATCCTTTAGATTACGATTTATTTGCTGAGTCTGATCTAGGGATGATGTTTATAGAACTCATAGCTTACATGGGTAGCGTTATGTCAATGAAAACTGACATGATTGCTCATGAGATGTTTCTTAAAACTGTAAAGTCTCAAGCTAATCTAAGAAAGATATTTGAGATAATGGGAGTGCGATTAAGAGGCCCAGGGTCTGCCTCTGCCAAGGCTACGGTCATAGCAGACACAGCCATAACAGGGGACTCAATGACTGTAGACGCCTCTAGCAGGGTGTTTCAGGGCACTTCTCCTCTAGACGGTCTACCTACCAACTACACCCTTTACTCGACCACAAACGGCTTTATAGACAACCCTACAGATACCGCTGATCTAACCTTCTACAAGTCCGATTCTTCTGGTGAAGGTGGAGTTGAATGGAGTAATTCAGTTCTGGTAGAAGGCTCTTTTGCTGTTGATGAAGGTAACTTCTCTGATGTAGATGTTCTTAAGCAAGTAACTTTGCAGAATAGCCCTGTGGTAGACGGGAGCATTCAGGTCTATGTAAAAGACACAGGAACTAGTGGTGTCTACAAAGAAGTTAATTCTTTACTGTCAACTTCCTCATCGGATCTTAAAGTATTTCAGGTTTCATACACAGACGACTTTGTTGCCACTCTTCAATTTGGAGATGGTGTTACAGGAGTATTACCTGCAATCGGTGCATCCTACCTAATCACTTACAGAGTAGGGGGTGGGCAAAGAGGTAATGCACCTTCAAATTTCATAAGCGCAAGTATACAGACTCAAGGTGCTGAATCCATAAACATTACAAACACCTCTCCTTTCACAGGAGGCATAGAGGCAGAGACTATAGACCACGCAAAGAAATACGCAAAGCTGGTTTACAGGCAACAAGATCGCCT